AGAGGCAATGATTGAGAAGATACGCACGTTTGATGGGATAGTAAGAGGGACGCCACGCAATAGAAAGCTTGTGGTGATCGAGGGATATTTGTACAGATGTACTAACTGTGGTATAATTTGGAGAACTAAAGATGGCACAAAAGCCCACGACTGCACCAGCAAAGACTCGTGCGACACGCAAGGAAAAGGTAGTAATGCCGATTCAGCGCACAGTTGACGCAAAGACTACTAAGGCTCCGATACCGAAAGCCCCAACGCCAGAACAAGTCAACGATCTAGACTGGATGAACTGGGTAGAGTACGCCCAAGCTAGACTAAGATACTTAGAGAACAAGTTAGCAGGTGCTGAAAGCCAAATAGCAGAACTAAGAGCTAGTAACCTTGGACTCCAAAAGAGATTGCTCCAAGGCTAAGAACAAGTTAAACTTAAATAGTGCATAAGAGTTTGGGAGAACGTAATGCCTAGCCAAGTCGTCAACAAAGGTGGTAGACCAAGTACCTTCGATATAGATATAGCACAAGAGATATGTGCAAGGGTAGCTTCAGGCGAAACCATTCAAAACCTCACTAAACACCCCATATTGCCTTGCCAAGCAACTGTATACAAATGGCTTACACAATATCCTGAGTTTGCAGAGATGTTGCGTCAGGCGAGAGCAGACTACGCTGTAACGCTAGTAGATCAGTACGCTGAGATCATGGATAAGGAGCCTGCAACCTTCTTCGACAAGGAGGGAAACAAGCGTATTGACCCTGCATCAGTAGCTGACAAGAAGCTCAGGATGGAAGGTAGGAAGTGGTTAGCAGGGAAGTACAACACTCTCTTTGCTGACAGAGTTCCTGTTGAGAAGCCTCAAGAAGAGGGTCAAGTGGTGGATGTGATGGCTAAGGAGATTGTCACTACCCTAGTTAAGAACTATGAGATGAAGCGTCAGTTAGTGGTCTCCAATGCATGAGGAGATCATTGAGCAACTTCAAGACCCTGAGATTCAGGAGCACCTGAAGAAACTCCCTACTGAGGACTTGATCGCCTTCAAGTGGCACATGAGTTGGTTAGCGAACGCTCACGATCACCAGATTGTCCCTGCAGGTGAGTGGTGGAACATCTGGTTATTACTGGCAGGACGAGGAGCAGGGAAAACCCGAACAGCATCAGAGACCATCGGAAGGTGGGCATGGGAGCTTCCTAACTCTAGGTGGCTGTGTGCAGGGCCTACTAGCTCAGACGTCAGGGGAACCATGTTTGAGGGTGATTCTGGCCTCCTGAACGTCATCCCTCAGGAACTCATCAAAGACTACAACAAGAGCTTTCACGAGCTTACCCTGATCAATGGTAGCCTGATCAAGGGAATCCCTGCTTCAGAGCCTGAGCGTTTCAGGGGCGGACAGTGGCATGGGGCTTGGTGTGATGAACTTGCCGCATGGGATTACATCCAAGAAGCATGGGATCAAATCCAGTTCTCAGTTCGTCTAGGAGCCAAGACAAGGATCATTTGCACCACAACCCCTCGCCCTAAGGACTTGATCGTCGAACTGGTAGGTAGGGATGGAGACGACGTGGTGGTGACCACAGCCTCGACCTACACGAACCTAGACAACCTAGCTCCTAGCTTTAAAAAGCAGATTCTCCAGTATGAGGGCACCAAGCTAGGTAAGCAGGAGATTTACGCTGAGATTCTTGATCCTGAGGACACAGGGATTATTAAACGCTCGATGTTCAGGCTCTGGCCTAATGGTAGGGCTTTCCCTAAGTTCGAGTACATTCTCCAATCCTATGACTGTGCAACCTCAGAGAAGTTCGTCAATGATCCTACTGCCTGTATAACCTTAGGGGTGTTCAAGCCTACAGATGGCCCTATGAGTGCCATGGTGATCGATTGTTGGCAAGATAGGCTCCAGTACCCTGATCTACGCCCCAAGGTCAAAGAGGAGTTCGAGGTGGTGTTCGGTGAGGGGAAGGATAAGAAGAGGGTGGATCTGATTCTGGTGGAGGACAAGTCAGCAGGCATACAGTTGATTCAGGACTTACAAAGGGCACACTTGCCTGTCAGGGCGTATAACCCCGGTCGCATCGATAAAGTCCAAAGGCTCAACGTGGTCAGCCCTGTAATCGTCCATGGTAGGGTCTGGATACCTGAGTCTGCCAAGAACAAGGGTTACGTCAAAGACTGGGCAGAGGGAATGGTCAGCCAGATATGCTCTTTCCCTGAGTCAGCCCATGACGACTATGTGGATGCCATGACCCAAGCTCTGAGGTTCCTGAGGGACACTGGATGGTTGGATGTAGATGGGCCAAGACCAGATGACTATGACGAAGAGGATTATGTGGACTCAGGGATGGCTAAGACAAGAGGCAATCCCTATGCACAGTAAGCTAGACCGAAGCCCAAACCCTAGGCATAATAGTGGTTATTTCATTTCTCCGAGGTCATAATGCCCAACCCTCGTGCTCAGAAGCCTTTATCCTATGATCAGATCGTTAAAGATGCCAAGAGCCTTGGTGTACCTGCACAAGCCCTGTTAGATGCTCTAGCAGGTGGATTGAAGGGTTCAGTGACTGCTACAGTAGGTGCACCTGCTGATATATATAACCTCATCAACCAAGCTTCCTTTAGGGGACAGCTACCAAACATCCCCTTAGGTTCAGAAGACATTGCTAAGATGTTGCCTGACGTTATCCCTACCCAAGACAAGTCACGCCAACATACTGCTGAGGTAGGTGAACTAGCAGGGAGCTTCATCCCTACACCTATGGCAGGTCAGGCTGTCAAGGGTGCTGTAAAGCTAGGCAAGGTAGGAGCTAGGGCTTTAGGTGAGGAGTTAGGCAGACGAGCAGTGATGGGTGAGTCTTTTACCCCCCTGATGAATACAGCACTGCCTATGACCCATGTCATGAAGAACAAAGGTGGTAATTGGGTAGGTGATACTGTTGAGCGAGGTTTAGAGGGATTAAAGTCAGAAACTGGTTCAGGAACACCTGCCCAAATGGTTGACTTTATTGAAAGACAACTTAAAAATCCAGATTTAGGGGAAGAAGGTAAGGAAGTTCTTAGAAGGCAATTACCACAATATCATAAAGAATCAGCTATCAATAATTGGGTTGACAAGAACTTAACAAATTACGTTAAGAAAGAAATGGCTACGCCAGAAGACCCAGTGCGTAAGTTGGCAGAGCAAGGCATTACACATTTACCTGATAATGGAATTGATTATATAAATCAATCTGTTCCAGAGCGTCTAGCTTTAAGTCGCATGAAAGCAGGATTTCCTTCAATGGGTATAGGCCAATCTAACTTGGCTAAAGGATGGGAGAATCTGGCAGATAGTTTTATTACATCTTACCCTGCAAAAGAATATACCAAACCATTGACTAAATCAGAGATAAGCAGGGGTAGGAAGTCTGTTGTTCCAGAAAATCCTTGGTTGACGAAACTTGACCCTGAAACACAAGTCACTTATTTAAATACTCCAAGAGCATTGAGTAGTGATCTTGGTTTTACACACATCATGGATGTTCTCAAGCAAGACTTAGAGAACGGTCGCTTACGTCCTGAAAGTCTGAAGAACGTCAGCATGGAGCAGGCAGTGCGTCGTGCCCATGAGTACGACCAAGAGATGGCTAAGAAGATGGCAGAAGCCCAGATCAAGATGACTGAGGGTATGCCTATTCACAAAGAGTATCCCACTGGTCACAAGTGGATTGAGTTGAAAACTCCAGATACTGGAGACAAAACTAAATTGCCAGAAGGTTATTTAATTAAACAAGATAAAAATGATATGGAGCCTGCTCCTTATTATCTTTATGGGCCAAATCGTGATGTTATCAATGGTAAGCACAGCATTTACCACGCAACGCCAGAAGAAGCTATCGAAAGTGCACATAGAAATGAAAGCAATCAAAAATTAGCTGATGCTCTCAAGTATGAAGGCGAGACCATGGGTCATTGCGTTGGTGGCTACTGCCCTGATGTTATTGCAGGACGCTCACGCATCTTTAGTCTAAGGGATGCTAAGGGTGAACCTCATGTGACGGTTGAAGTTAATAAAGATCGTGATGCACCATCCTTTTATGAGCAGAATCAAAAGCTACTTGAAAGTCCACAGTTCAAAGAAAAGCATGATTATTTAAACAATGAGTCTGATTCCCCTGACCAATATATAAATGGGATGACTAAGTTGTTTAAAGAGTCTGGCTTGGTTGAGGGAAAGGATTACTTTGTCCCACCCCAAGTCACTGAAAACATTGTCCAAATTAAAGGTAAACAAAACCTTGCACCAAAAGAACAATATCTTCCTTTCGTCCAAGACTTCGTAAAGTCAGGCAACTGGGGTGAAGTGGGTGATTTAGGTAATACTGGACTCATTACAACAGATGAATTTCATCCAGACACTTTAAATAAACTTGGTATAAAACTTCCAAAATATTTAACGCCACAAGAAAAATCTGATTTAAATAATCATATTTACAATTTTCAACCAAACAACCCAAACACACATACTTTACCTGAGTCTATTCAGCCATTCAAAATACAACCAGAGCCACCAGTAGAAGGCATGAAGAAAGGTGGAGCAGTCACCATATCTGACAACCCAGACACTATGTTCATGGAAGTCATGGACAAGAAGATGGCAGGTGGTGGAGCAGTTGCAAAGATTGCTAAAGCCTTGGCTAAAGAGCAGGAGCTTATGAAAGCGTCTGAAGCTTTAGGAAAGATCGAGGGCAGGCCATTGGTGGTTACTCAAGCTGATCGTACCAAGGTAGGTGGTGGGTACCTTGGAGGCCCCGGCTTCTCTGGCATCCAACACACCAATCCTGAGTACAAGTCTGCAGAAGCTACTTGGGGGGTGAAGACACCCGGCGTTGCGAAGATGATCCTTGGTGGTGGTCAGAAGGCAGGCGAGAACCCTGTTTACTCCACAATGATTGGCTCACCCACACAGCACCAGTCTAACCAAATGGTATTTGACAAGCTTTACAAAGACTTCATGTTAGCCAACAAAAGAGGCGAGCTTGACCCTGAGCTTAGGGATTTAATCAATGAGAGACTGATTAAGGCTATTGACAAGGAAAAGAATCCTATCTTCCCATCTGACGTAGACATCACAAGCAAAGACTTCAAGAAGATTGCCAATACTTTTGACCGTAGATCAATTGCAGGGCACCTGATGGGTGGAGTTGGTGTGGGTGGAAAGAAAGGTCAAGTTATTGACTACGATAAGATTATTCGCAGTACAACCGACCCTGCCTTACTGGACGTTCCATCTGGATCGATTGGCAACAGGCTGTTTACTCTAAGTGGTGGTATTGTTGATCGCCCAGACTTGCACCCTGCTTTCCCATCCATCCTACAGGGTGAAGACTTGGGTCTGACATTCAATCCAGTTCCTAGAGAACTTTTGATGAAGGACTTCATTGAAAAGACAAAGGCTGAGAAGGGCAGGGATCCGGGCTACATGGACTACACCAGAGGCTATCCCCCATCACAGTTGATCACTGAAGAGCTTCTGACTGAGCTACAGAAGAAGGGCTACAAAAAGGGTGGAGCTATCAAGAAGGCTCAAGGTGGCGAGATCAGCGAAGACGACATCCAGATGGAAGTGAGACCACTATGAGCGTCCTAGGACAACTAGCGAAGGTCGCCAAAGCCAAACCCTTACGCTCTACGCTAGACGAGGCTGTAGAGGCTCTAGCACGTCCTAAGGGCACTGGTGCTGAGTACCTTAAGGAGATCGAGAAGACCAAGGGCGTCAAGCCTACAGAGATCAAAGAGCGTGGCATAGACAAGGTTCTGGCTAACCTACCTAAGGTGAATAAGGAAGAGATCGTTAAGGCTGTGCAGTCTAAGGCTAACCCTGCTATCGAAGAAAAGGTGTTGGGGGCAGGCACTTACAAGGAGTTAACGCCTAAAGAAGCCAAAGAGTTAAAGGAAATGGTTGAAGAGCACAAAAGAGATGAGCTTCATCCATCCCATTACACTTACATGGTTGATTTGTTAAATAGAAGCGAAAAGTCTACCAATCAAAGCCTTGAGCAAAAAGTTGACAGTATCTTTGATCAAATTCAAAAAGCTAGGGCTAATGGTCAAACAAGACTGGCTCGTGAGTTGTCTGATGAGATGGATGTTCTGTATGACAGACAGCAAAGATTAGACAAAGTTGTTGAAGACCCAACTAAGTATGGTCAATACACCATACCTAATGGTCAGAACTATCGTGAGATATTGTTGAGATTGCCACAAAAGGAAGGCGAGCAGTTTCAATCAGGACACTTTGAGGAACCAAACATACTAGCTCACATGAGGATAGCTGACCGTACAGGCCCTAATGGTGAGAAGATATTGCACCTTGAAGAGCTTCAGTCTGACTGGCATCAAAAGGGTAGGAAACAAGGTTACAAGGAGGCAAAAGAACCTGTACACGCCCAAGCATATGATGCTTACATAAAAGACTTGATGAATAGGTATCACGAAAGATTGCGTGAAACTTATGGAAATGATTACAACATATCGATGAATGCTGAACGTGACCCCACAAAAGTTGCTGAATCTATGGGGGAACTTGATACATTACAAGACAATTTTGCTCGTATGTATCAAGAAAGAAACCAACAAAATGTAGGCGTACCAGATGCTCCATTCAAAAAGAACTGGCACGAGGTAGCCCTGAAGAAGCTGATTAACTATGCAACTGAGAATGGGTATGACAAGATAGCCATAACGCCCGGGGCAGAGCAGTCGAAGCGTTACGACTTGAGCAAACAAATAAGCAAAGTTAAATATTTTGATGATCCTTCTACAGATTCAGGTGTGTTGCATGCATACGATTTAAAAGGTAATAATGTTTTAAATCAATCTATACCAAAAGACAAAATACAAGACTATGTAGGCAAAGATATAGCACAAAAGTTATTAGAACAGCCTCAGGAAAAACATGGCAGACCAAATGTTCCCATGTATCAAAGAGAACTGTCTGGTCTTGACCTACAAGTTGGTGGCGAAGGCATGAAGGGCTTCTACGACAAGATACTGCCTGACTACTTGAACAAGCTAGGCAAACCCCATGGTGCAGAAGTCCAGTTGCATGGTATGCCTGTTAAAGTTGAAGGTGGTGAAGTCCTCGATCCTGATGGATTGGGATTTGTTTCAGAGCGTGCACCATCTGTTGCCAACCTACACACTTTTGATCTGACTCCTTCCCTAAAGAACGAAGTCACCCAGAAAGGCTTGCCCCTCTATCAACAGGTAGGCATACCTTTAGTAGGTGCAGAAGCAGTCAACGAAGCACAGCCTGAGATGAAACGTGGTGGCAAGGTGACTATTAGTAATAACCCTGATGCCATGTTCATGGAACTGAATGACAAGAAGTTTGGGATTGGAGGCATTGTGAAAGCACTAACCCCTATGGAAGAGGCACTAGCCAAGATGAAGGCTATGAAACAAGCCATGGCTCCAGAAATAGCCTTGAACAAACGCTATGAGGAAGCTACCAAAGATATGTACACAAAGGATATGCCATCCTTTGAAGAGTGGAAGAAGACTCTCCCACCACCTGAAGTTAAATAAAGGAAACTATTATGGCGACAGAAATGCCTATCGAACAAGACTATCAACGCTATATTGATGGCTTGAGCCAACCTGAGACAGAAGAAGTAGAGACTGATCTGCCTGAGGGTGAGATGGACGTTGAGGAGCTTCCTGATGGCTCTGCTGTGGTGACTACAGAAGACTACGGTACTCCAGATGAGGATGAGGACTTCTATCAGAACTTGGCTGAAGTGTTTGATCCCTATGAGTTGAACCGTATAGCGATGCGCTACATCGACCTCGTGGAGAACGATAAGCAAAGTCGTGAAGAGAGAGATAAGCAGTACGAAGAGGGGTTGAAGAGGACTGGTTTGGGTAAGGATGCCCCCGGGGGTGCAAACTTCCTCGGAGCCTCCAAGGTTGTCCACCCCATCATGGCTGAGGCTTGCGTAGACTTCGCCTCCAGAGCTATCAAGGAGATGTTCCCACCTGATGGCCCAACCAGAACAAAGATTATCGGTGACGTTGACAAGAAGAAAGTTGAAGTAGCAGAGCGTAAACGTGACTACATGAACTGGCAGTTAACAGAGCAGATCGAAGAGTTCAGGGACGAACAAGAGCAGTTATTGACCCAACTTCCTCTTGGTGGTTCGCAGTACCTCAAAATGTGGTACGACGAGGGCAAAAAACGTCCCTGTACTGAGTTTGTCCCTATCGACAACATCTACTTACCTTACTCAGCAGGTAACTTCTACACAGCCCAAAGGGTGACAGAGGTCAATGCCATTACCACTTGGGAATTCCAACGCAGGGTGGATTCAGGCTTGTATCGTGACATTAACTTGATCCGAGCTACTGCAGAACCTGAGATGAGCTACGCTGAGAAGGCGAACACCAAGATCGAGGGTAAGAAGTACCAAGACAATGATGATGGCGTGCGTAACGTATTCCACATCTACACATGGCTAGAGTTTGATGAGGACAAGCGTTCTAAGGGCGAGAGTGCTCCTTATATCATGATGATTGACGAACTAGACATGAAGTGCGTT